CGCGGCGAAACACAAGCACCATGTTGGCCATCACGAAGGTCATCACGCGCATCATCGCGCCGACCGTAAGCCCCGCAAGTCGGGCGGTCGCGCTGGCGCTGACATGAACCCGCTTTCTTCAGCTCACAAGGGCATGGAGCCAAAAGCTCACAAGTCCTACGAGCCAGAAGAGCACTAAAAGTCGGGGGGAGCTTCGGCTCCCCCTTTCTCCATAGGGGATTACCATGACTGCTGCTTGGACACGCAAAGAAGGTAAATCGCCATCTGGTGGACTTAATGAAAAGGGCAGGCAGTCTGCCCGCGCTGAAGGCCATCACCTGAAAGCACCCACGAAGGATTCAAGCAATCCTCGCCACAAATCATTTTGTGAGCGGATGACAGGCGTGAAGCGCAAAATGACAGGCGCTGCCGCAGCCGCCGATCCTGATAGCCGGATTAATAAGTCTCTCCGCAAGTGGGGTTGCTAATGGCCGAGAAGCCTTTCTGGGAGAAATCTCTCCCCAAGGATCATCACACAAAGCACTTGTCCCATAAGCAGGAGCAAAGTGCTAAAGCACGGGCAAGGGCCGCCGGTCGGCCATACCCGAACTTGGTCGACAACGCCGCTGCGGCACGGAAAAAAGGTAAGTAATTATGGGCACGATCTCTCAATCCGGCGTCGTCTGGGATTCAATCACGAAGAATGGCAAGTACGAGCCGTTTGAATTGGAAGCGTCTCGCGGCCAGATCACCAACCATTCCGTTGTGAGCATTTTCGGCTATCAAACGGCAATCCCAACTTCGGGCTTTATCCCAATTTGGGAAAACGCGACGGCCTATTCTTACCCATCATCCGCGATCACGATGACGCTTTTGAGCTCGTCTTCGTCTGATGCTGGCGTGTCCGTTCTGATCAACGGTCTTGATGCGAATTACCTTCCAATTTCTGAGACAATCACATTTACTGCCGGTAATTACACGGGCGTGAATACGACCAACAGCTACCTTCGCATTAACAACATGTCTATGACGGCTGTGCCATCCGCTGGCTCGTCTAACGCAGGAACAATTCAACTTCAAAACACCGGAAAAACGGTCACCTACGCTCAAATCAACGTCGGCATCGGTCGCACACAGGCTGCCATTTATACCGTTCCGGCGACCGGCACGTTCTATTTGAAACGCACACAAGGTTGGACCAATCAGGTATATACAAGCGGCAACTACGGCACATACCGCACATGGACCGTGAATGCTGCCGGTGTGAACTCTTTGGTCACGCAACGCCCGTTCGTCGCAAACTTTGTGAGCGAGCGTTGGTATCCCAACGTCTATGGCCCGAAAACGGACATCCAATGGCAAATGTCGGCCACGGGCGCAGCGTTTGCTACGGGTTTTGCGGCTGAAGGCATCTTGATCACAAGCGACACTGCAACATCGTTCTAATGAGGAGCCGTTATGACCACGAGCGGCACCTACAATTTTAATCCATCGCTTGGCGAGGTTGTAATTTATGCTTACAACCTCTGCGAAGTTCGAGGAACTGCGCTCGCTCAAGAACATATGGAAGCCGCCCGTATGGCTTCCAATATGCTTCTTTCCAATTGGTCGAACCGTGGTGTCAATCTTTGGGCTGTTGACCTTCAACAAGTCACATTTACCCAAACACCAACGATTTTGACCGTTACAGGTAACGGCTCGACCGCAACGCTGACTTATGCAACGCCAAACACGCCTGTATATACAGTTGGCAATCAAATCACAGTGTCGGGGACAAGTGTTGTCGACGGTACGTGGACTGTCACGGATTCCAAAAATGGCTCCGTGTCTTTTGCTTCCGGCTATGTTGGGTCGACAACTGGTGGCACAATCTCGTCCCAGACGCCTGCGGGCACATATTCGGTCGACCCGAGCACTGTGGTCATCCTCGACGCTTATGTCACGACAACGCAGTCAAATGCGCAACCAATCGACCGCATCATTTTGCCTGTTTCGCGCACGGAATATGCATCGTATCCAAATAAGCAGCAGACCGGCTTCCCGACCGTGTTTTGGTTCGACCGTCTTAATGATTCGTCACGCTCGACCGGATCCCCGGGCCCGCAAGTCACGCTTTGGCCGGTCCCAGACGGCACATCGTCGCAATATTTGAAGTATTATCGCGTCCGCCAAATCCAAGACAGCGCGTTCACAAACGGCCAAACGGTCGAAATTCCGTATCTTTGGCTCGAGGCATACGCATATGCCTTGGCGCATCGTCTTTCTGTGATTTGGAAGCCTGAAAAGGCCATGATTTTGAAGCAATTGGCGGATGATGCATACAATGTTGCTGCAGAACAGAACGTGGAACAAGCGCAGCAGTATATTTCACCGCAAATTCAGGGGTACTTTAGGTGAGACCTCATGGCCGCGCATCCGTATCAAGCAGAAATCCACGCGCCTTTGGTATTTGCGACAGATGTGGATTTTTGGTGAACCATCATCAATTGCAATGGCAGTTTGATTATGCAGGCGCTGGCCTCATCAATAAGCGCATTTTGGTGTGCGATCCGTGCTTGGATACCCCTCAAAACCAATTGAGGTCGATTGTTTTGCCTGCGGATCCTGTGCCGATTGAAAATCCACGCGTTCAAGACTACCAATTCGCCGAAACAACATCGATTGCGGTATCTCAGGGCGCGCAGACTGACCCGATAACCGGCATTCCAATTTATCCAACCGTCAATTTGGTCACCGAAGACGGCCAATCGCTCACAACCCAGCCAATCGGCCAACCGGTCGGGCTTGACCAAAGCGCCGTCATGCCGCTCAACAACCAAACGACATACCGTGTAGCGCTTCCGCTTTTGTCGGTGATCGCAAATGGCACAAACACGGTTACCGTCACTTGCTCATCACCCCATGGGCTTTCAACCAACAGCCAAATCGCCGTGGAAGGGCTGTCAAAAAATGTTGCAGATGGCTTTTATAGTGTCACTGTAACCACTGCGACGGCGTTCACTTATCAGACGAACAGTGCTATACCTGCGGGCGGCTTGTTGCAGAGCACCACATTAATGGTGACAGCACTGGTCGGGCTGCCTTATGGCTACACTCAGATACCTCAAACTGGGCCTGCGACATGAGTAACATAACGATCACAAACCTCCCAGTTTTGACCAACTTAAGCGGATCTGCGCAGTTGAATGTTGTGCAGTCAGGCACGTCATATGCCGTCTCGGCACAGCAAATTGCGAATCTTAATGCAAACAACGGCACAGTCACGTCGATTACGGCGCAGTCTCCGCTGTCAGGCGGCACAATTACGACGACAGGCACGATTGGTTTGAACACAAACAGCGTCAGCAATTCATACCTTTCAACGATGCCCGCGAACACGATCAAGGGCAACAATACGGGCAGCGCTGCGCAGCCACAAGATTTGTCTGTTTCTCAAACCATGCTCTTGCTTGGTGCGGCACCGCTCAATTCACCGGCCTTCACCGGAACGCCGACGGCCCCCACGCCTTCCACAAATGACAGCAGCATCAACATTGCGACGACGGCCTATGTTCAAGCTCAAGGATACGCTTCCGCAAGCACTGTGATCAGTTCTGGGACAGGGCTCGCTGGCGGCGGTTCTCTTGCTGCAAATCGAACGCTTAGTCTTGGTGCGATTACAAACAATACCATTCTTGCCAATACGAGCGGTTATACGGAACCGCCAGTTCCTACGACGCTTTCCGCGCTTCTTGATAGCTCATTCAGCAGCACTCAGGGCGCAGTCATTTATCGCTCAAGCAATTCTTGGACAGCATTATCTCCCGGAAGCGCAGGACAAGTTTTGGCGTCAGGCGGTTCGGGTTCAAACCTTTCATGGTTAACTTTGACCGGCACAGGTACCGTTCAGCAAATTAACACTGGAACAGGGCTGACCGGTGGCCCAATCACGACAATTGGAACGATCAGCATCGCATCGACGGGCGTCTCCGCCGGTTCTTATGGGTCGTCAAGCTCTATACCGACATTCACTGTCAATGCGCAGGGCCAATTAACTCTTGCCGGTATGGCTTCAATCGTTGCACCCGCAAACGCCTTGTCCGGCACTACACTCAACAGCACTGTTGTCACATCTTCTTTGACAAGCGTCGGCACACTTGCAAGCGGCGTGTGGAATGCGTCGACGATCGCTGTTCCTTATGGCGGCACGGGAAATACGTCCTTTACGTCCTACGGTGTTCTTTATGGCAATAGCACGAGCGCTCTGAACGTCACAAATGCTGGCACGACAGGGCAAGTCCTCGTCGCAACGACGGGCGGCGCGCCGACTTGGGGTGCAGTGCCTTCGACGGCGGCTGTCACGTCGTTTTCTGCTGGCACAACGGGTTTGACGCCAAACACGGCCACAACGGGCGCTGTCACGCTTTCCGGCACACTTGCCACAACAAACGGTGGTACAGGCCTGACATCGTTCACATCGGGCGGCGCGGTCTATGCGACGTCGACTTCCGCCTTGACGACCGGCACATTGCCCATTGCTTCGGGCGGAACTGGCATCACATCGTTTGGCACGGGCGTTCAAACGGCTCTCGGCCAAGCTGTCACGGGTTCTGGCGGCATTGTCCTTGCCACGTCGCCGACACTTGTCACGCCGACCCTTGGCGCGGCTACGGCGACCAGCGTCGCAATGACAACTGGCACGATTACGACGACGCCGTCGAACAGCACTGACATTGCCAATAAAGCCTATGTCGACGCAGCCGTCAGCAACGTGAATTATCATGCCGCTTGCGAATACGCGACGACGGCAGACCTCGGCACGGTGACCTATAACAACGGCTCATCGGGTGTCGGCGCGACAATCACCAAGACATCGCCATTTGCCACGCTTGCTATTGATGGCGCAAACCCAACTGTCGGCCAGCGCATCCTTGTAAAGAACGAAACAAGCAGCCAATACAACGGCATTTACACGGTCACGAGCGTCGGTTCCGGGTCCGTTGGCTGGGTGCTGACCCGCGCGACGGATTATGATCAAACTGGTTCCGGCACAAATGAAATTGCGCCGGGCGATACGACGTTCATTATTTCCGGTTCAGTTAATGCGGGAACGCAGTGGATCCAAACGACTGATTTTCCCATCACAATTGGCACGACGCCTTTGGTGTTTGTTCAGATTGCTGGACCGGGTGTCTATACAGCTGGCACCGGCCTTACGCTTTCCGGCAACACGTTTAGCATTACCAATACGGCGGTTTCTGCTGGTTCTTATGGCGGCGCGTCGTCGGTCCCGTCATTTACGGTCAACGCTCAAGGCCAGTTGACGGCGGCATCCGCGACAGCCGTTATTGCCCCAGCGGGAACATTGTCTGGCACGACGTTGAATAGCACAGTCGTCAATTCGTCCCTCACAAGCGTCGGCACGATCGGCACGGGCGTCTGGCAAGGAACGACCATCGGCGTCGCATATGGCGGCACAGGCTTGACGTCGACGCCAGCGAATGGCGCTTTGGACATCGGCAATGGAACCGGCTTCACACGCACGACACTGACGCAAGGATCCGGCATTTCAATCACAAACGGATCTGGCTCGATCACAATTGCCAACTCGGGCGTAACGTCGTTCTCGGCTGGCACGACAGGCTTTACACCTTCTTCTTCGACAAGCGGCGCAATCACGCTTGCCGGAACGCTCGCAACGACAAATGGCGGCACGGGTCTCACGTCGTTCACCTCCGGTGGCGCTGTCTACGCTACGTCAACGTCTGCTTTGACAACCGGAACGCTTCCAATCGCGTCCGGCGGTACAGGTATCACGTCATTTGGAACCGGCGTTCAAACCGCTCTCGGGCAGGCTGTGACAGGCTCCGGCGGCATTGTTCTGGCGTCCTCCGCTTCACTCACGTCACCAACGCTGACGACGCCTTCTTTAGGCGTTGCAACGGCTACGTCGATCGTGGCAAGTAACGGCTTTGTGTCGACATCGACATATGGCGGGTCATTCAGTAACGGCATCGCTATTGATTACACGACAAACAATGGCCGTATATCCGTCGGTTCTGGCAGCTCTTTGACTTTTTACACCGGCGGCGTTGCAAACACTGCTACTGTGACCATTGCCTCAACGGGCATCGTGACATTTAACAGCACGGGCGCAATCGTTGTCCCGACAGGAACGACGTCTCAAGAGCCAGCAACTCCTGCAACGGGCATGTTGCGCTTCAACACGACGACGACGGCATTTGAAGGTTACAATGGCTCGAACTGGACGCCGGTCGGCGGCGGCGCGTCGGGTGGCGGCACGGATCAGATCTTCTGGAACAACGGCCAAACCGTCAACAGTTCGTATTCTATTCCTGCCAACACAAACGCAGGCACATTCGGACCTGTTTCTATTGCAAGCGGCGCGACTGTGACCGTTCCTTCGTCATCAACTTGGACTGTGGTGTAATATGGGCAATTTAACACTTAACGGATCGTCATCAGGCCAAATCACCATTGCACCTCCGGCAGTGGCGGGGACAAACACGCTCACTCTTCCTGCAACGACGGGAACGATTGCGACGACTGCAAGCCCGACGTTTTCTGGTGTGACAACGCTTACGACAGTCACGAGCCCATCATCGACAGCTCTCACGCTTCAATCCGCTGGATTGACGACGATGACGCTTGCGACGACGGGTTATGTTGGAATTGGGACAAGTTCTCCAAATACGCAATTGTCCATTAACGGAGCATTAAATTTTACAAACACAGTTTCTGCTCCTTCTGTTAGTGCCGCAATATTTTCTCCGGCATCTGCGCAAATGGCTTTTGTAACAAATTCATCAGAAGCAGTGCGCATCGACTCCAGCGGCAACGTTGGTATTGGTAAAACTTCTATAACAAACAAGCTAGACGTTCAGTCAACGGGAACAATTTTGGGTCTGTATGGCGTTGGAGCCACGTACCAAGGTTTTGCGGTATATAACAATTATGCTTCTAGTTCTAATTACGGCGGAATCTTTTACGACGCAAGAAACGAAAA